TATTTTTTTTCTTTCTTCTATATTTGGTATAATATCTTCTGATGCAACTAATATAGGTGTATGCATAATGTTTCGAGTATGATCATTTAAATTAAAATATCCGAAAGTATCTTCAATAATATCATTATATTTGTTAAAATTTCCACAAGTATTAGACCATAACCCTCTTTTTGATTTATCTGGTTTTAATTTTTTAAAAATTTCACAAAAATCTTTAAATTGTGGATGAAGTGTTGGTTCTCCACCAATTATACCAATTATACCATCAAAATCTTTTAATGATGTTAATGCAGCAATAAAATAATCAATATCCATAAAATATATGCGATCTTTAATATAATGTCCACAAAATCTAGTACAATTTGAACATTTTTTTGTACATGAATTTGTTATATCAATTTGAATGATATTCATTTCAGAAATATTTTTCATATTCGACCTTTCCAATTTTTTCCAATTATTCCTAGATGTATAGAATCACAATTATCCATAATTTTATTATATTTAAATGATTTAGCAAAATCCATATCACATTCTGCTGCTGTATCATAAACTTCATTGTAAAATTTTTTATCTACAAATAATTGTGTATAGCCAATGCAACAGTGATAATTACCTAAAGTATATTCCAATTCAAATTGATTTAAATCTGATAGTTCAGAATTAATATCTTCAACTATATATCTATTTGTTCCATAAATATAATTATGTTTAACTTTAGTTATATATTTTCTAATATTTTTATTTAAAATTATATCTGCATCCATTATTAAATATATATCATTCGGATATGTATCATAAATATATTTAAGTCCGATATTTATCATTTTTGACTTATTAAATGGTGCATCGTTATCATAACAAGATATTGATGTAAAATATGTTAAATTATATTTTTTTGCAATATCTATTGTTTGATTATCTGTAGGTGTGGTAATGATTATACAATCATCGACTATTGATAAATTATTTTCAATTACTTTTTTTAATATATCACCATAATTTACTGATACTAATATTGATATTATTTTTTTCAAAATTTAATTTTTATTATATATATTATAATTTGAATATATATAATTAAAAAATAAATCGAATTTTGAAAAAATTAACAACAGAAGAATTTATAAAAAAAGCAAAAAAAATTCATGGTGATAAATATGATTATTCATTAGTTGATTATAAAAAATCTCATTCTAATATTAAAATTATTTGTCCAACACATGGCATATTTAATCAATTACCTAATAATCATTTAGGTGGTAAAGGTTGTATCAAATGTACAAATAAAGAAAAATTAAATACAAAAATATTTATTGATAGATCAAACAATATACACAATAATAAATATGATTATTCATTATCTGAATATAAAAATAATAAAAATAAAATAAAAATTATTTGTCCAACACATGGTATATTTGAACAAAAAGCATATCACCATTTAGATGGTATTGGATGTCCTAAATGTGTAGGTAAAAATAAAACAACAGAAGAATTTATAGAAAATGCAAAAAAAATTCACGGGGATAAATATGATTATTCTTTAGTAATATATTATAGTGCTTACATTAAAATAAAAATTATTTGTCCAATACATGGAATATTTGAACAAATTCCACATAATCATATTAATTATAATGGTTGTCCATATTGTAAAGAATCATATGGTGAAAAAAAAATTAGATTATTTTTAATAAACAATAAAATAAAATTTATAAAAAATAAAAAATTTAATGATTGTAAATATAAAAGTCAATTACCATTTGATTTTTATTTAGATGAATATAATATATGTATAGAATATGATGGAATTCAACATTTTAAAATAATTAAATATTTTGGAAATGAAAATGACTTCATAAAATTGAAAATAAGAGATTCTATAAAAACAGAATATTGTAAAAAAAATAATATTATTTTATTGAGAATTAAATATACTGATTATAATAATATAGAATTAATTTTAACTAAATATTTAAAACTTTAACAGCATCAATAAAATATTTAGGTAAAAATTTATTATATTTCAATATGTCAGAAAAATTTGAATCTAATATAAATGTATCTGAAAAATCATCTATTGATCTTGTTGTCCTACCATACATTTGAAGTAAATCCATAGAAGTCTTTAAATTATACCAATCTGGATTTGATTTTTGTCTTGCCTTTATTTTATTCGATGATATATTTGGATACGGAATTTTTAACAATATTTGAAATCTTGCTAAATTATCCTTTAAATCTATACCCGACATCATAGATGGACTAACAAGTACTGTTGGTTCAGAACTTGTTAAATGTTTTTCTAAAATATCATTTCTATTTTCAGTATCATGAAATAACAATCTTTCATCATAAATATTATTTTTAATCCATTCAGTTATTTCATAATTAGTTGTGTGAATAATTCCTTTTTTGTCTTTATATTTAGCTAATATATTTTTTATCCAAGGTATTTGTTTTTTAAATGTTTCTTCTTTACTAGAATAATTCATTTTACCTATTTTTAAATAATATATTTTACGATTTTTCAAATCGAATGGTGTAGGAATTTCATAATAGCTTGTAATATCAGTATCTAAACCATTAATAAAACTAAACATATTTTTATCTAAAATTGATGCAGACATAAAAATAATATGATCATAATGTTTCCAAACATATTCATATATGTATTCATAAACCCAAATATGTTGTGTGACCAATTCAACACCAGAATACATTTTTTCATTTTTATTAGTAGATATATCAAGAACTATATTAGTTGGATCATTTTTATATGATTGAAAAAGATGTTCAAAAGAAAATATTTTACTATCTATATTTTTAATAAAGTGTGTTAATTCTACTTTCTTTTTTGATTGATGTGTTAAATCTGCTTCAGCTTCGAATTGTGCTTTTTTTTCTTTAAGTATTGGTATTAATTTTTTTTCTATAATTTCAACATATTTATCCAAAAATTTAATTTTAGATATAAATTTATTATCAAAATTTTCAATTTCTTTTAAATTCAAACCACATTTTTTCAAAGCTTTTGCACTAATTTTAGTTGATAGAAAGTCACTATATACACTTTCAAAATCATGTGATTCATCAATTATAAGTACATTTGCATTTCTACTTTTTAAAATTTCTGGTTGATATAATGATAATGTATTATATAAATGAAAATTTAATATTCCAATTTCACCACTTAACCATCTATTTTTTGCTTGGTCATATGGACAAGAAATACAATTTTTTTTAACTACTTTACATAAATCTTTACCAACATCACATTGACAATTAAGTGGTTGACAATAATAATTATTTTTTCCTTTAAAATTATTAATAAAATCAAAGTCTTTAATATATTGATTTTGAAGAATTTTTGAATTAGTTAGAATATCAAATTTAGCATCTTTATTAACAAAATTTTTATACCAATTTGAAAATAATGAACTCATAATAAATGATTTACCTGTACCTGTTGGTAAATTAAGTAGAATATTCTTTTTACCAGACATAATAGAATTTTTTATGAAGTGTAATGCTTCTATTTGATAATCTTTAGGTACATATTTAATAGGGAAATATATTGTTTTATCATCAACTTTAATCATTAAAATTTTTATTTTAATATAGCTAAAAAAAATTGAATTGTTTTTTTAATATAATATAGTTTTTATAAATTATATTTTTTTGCTTTTTGATTCATATACCAATCTTCAAGTTTTTCAGGTGAATATATTTCTATTTGATTTGATTTGAAAAATGTATTTGGATTTTTAATTTTAGATAAATCTTTTACTATATATTGATTATTATTCCAATATAAAATTTCAAATGGTTGAGAATTTGAAAATTTATATTTAACAATATCACCAGGTTTAAATCTATCACACGGTTTCAATTTAACACTAGATTTATTTTCTTCAAATGTTTTTAAATGTTTCATATTATAATAATTTGTTCTTTATTAAAAACAACATAATTATTTGCTGGTTTATGTGTTTTTTTTTAATTTTTTTCATATTATATATAAAAAATTTTATTTTAATATTTATATATACTATATGATAGATAATATAAATAATATAGATAGCAAAAATAATACTGTAGTTAGTAAATATTTTGATTTAGTACAAAATGAACTAAAAGAATTAATATCAAATGATAAAGATATTAAATCTGATGAAATTGAACGATTTAATAATGAAATTTTTAATCAACCAGTAGAAATTCAAGATAAAATTCGTGAATATATTGATAATGCTACTGAAAAAAATTTAGATATTAAAAAAGTAGCTAAAACGTTATATGATAAATTTAAATTACAAATTAAAAATAATCTTTATAATCAAGATGATAAACAAGATGTAC